GGTCGAGCGCCATCATTGGCCATTGATGATCTGAATTGTTGAATATTGAAAGCCATTTGTTATTTACTCCTTAGCGTTATTCTTATTCTATTTATTTATGCGACTTGGTTCTATTTTCAACCCATGGCAGCAATTGTAGATTATTGATCGATGCCGTTATGTGTTCAGACATACCCAAATCAAACGCTTTCTTTATCGACATTTTATGATCCAATTGATAACCCTCATCTATTCCACAAAGAGTTCTCGGCAAATCATCAGGATTTAGTAGGTGCTTATTCTTCTCATAAACTTTTTCGGACAGCCTACGGACTTTATATGCATAGGCTTGAAACTCTTTCTTGTTCGGGTTCCAGTTATGGTGTGCTGGACCACAATTCTTTTTGCCGCCTTTGATTGCATTATCTCTACCTACAGCTTTACCAACCGATAGTCTAGAACATTTATGACAAAAGTCTTCGCTATATAAAGGCCCTTTTGTGAACTTCTTAGAGTATCGTCTTTCCCATTCGATACCACAACCATCACACTTGAATAACACTTTAGCGCCACTAAATTTTGGTAGTTCGGAAACTTTTACCTTTAGTTTTTGACCAGTACCTGGACGGAGATTGGTATAACCTTTCTCCGTCCAGTATTCCATAGAATCAAATGTCTGGTTAGAAGTAACCGTTATTATCACATCTTCCTGTATAATCATTATAACATATCTTTCAATTAAAACTTACCTACGACCTTAAAACTGACCTACAATTTCATCAAAGGAAACACCCGTTCTGACGGCGACAAAATTTAGTTGTATAAAATTTATCGATCTGGCTGGCTTGATATAGATGTCGCCGATAAACTCGTTCCGATCAATGACTTCAGGTGTGTTGTTTGTTTCGTCACAAACCACACGGAAATCAAAGATGCCTCGTCTACCTTGAACATCTCTCAAGAACGGCTCAACCAAAGACACGAATTGCGCTCTTGTGAAGGAGTCATTGAACTCAAAGAGTGAATACTTGGCTGCTCGGGCAATGGCCTTTTCAAGCACGATAAAGAGTCTCCGAACATTGATCCGATCGAAGGCACTAGGCTTGGCTAGCATTGTCTTATCACCGTAAAGAATAGTTCCTTCACCGGGGAATGATACGACTGGATTGATGCCGGCCTTGTAAAGGTCATCTCTTTCCGTCTTGTTCGGATTCCAAGAAAGCTTGACCACGTTCCGAATCTGACCGCGATTGAATCCTGCAGGTGAGAACCAAGGATCACGCTCAAAGTCTGTTCTAACGCACAGTCCGGCAATGTCACCATTCAGTGGCACCCAGCGATATGTGTTATTGTACCGATCAAACATGTACTTCCAGCCTGAATCCATTACTGCATATGAGCTGGTTGAGTAACCATTTCGTGTTGCGATTGCTGCTGTAGTTTCTGATCCAGCATTATCCACACAATCAGCACGGAGAGGCGAAACAAAGGCCACACAATCCTTACGGTATTCTGCGATATTATCGATGATGTGATCAACCACGGTATCACCATGATCGGCTGTGATAATCAGTGAGATGTCCTGTTCTTCTGCATTCTTGAACTTATTGTATGAAACAATATGTTCGGCTGCGGTCGACACATTATATGATCCGCTTGTAAGCGATAGTGTCAGGGCCGTATTGACTGCGGTATTACCAAGACCAAATCTTTTGCTGTTAGCCGCTGTACCCCAGTTTGTGGTATTTGAGTAGGTATCATTAGTTGACAAACCATTGGGATGTGAGAGCCACCAGATATACTTTGATGTGTTATTGATCACATCAACATAATAGTTGGATCCACCGTCATCGCGCTTGGCATCTGAGGCTTTCGACACGAATGAGAATCTTTCTAGAACCGTATTCTGTGTTCCTGAGAAAAGACCGTCCTCGTCGATCACGGCCACGTGCATTTCATCTGATGCGCCGCCCTGATTGGCAACATATGAAGATGTGTTGGGTGTACCATCGAAATAGCCGTTATATACCCATGCAGAAAAGGCAGTGCTATTTGACGACGCGAACATTGAAACCTTAAGGGAGTTACCCCTTTCACCTGCCCACTTGGCTGCCCATACGCTGTTTGTATTGGCACCAGAATAGTGGTTTTCGGTATAGTCGGTCTCGTTTTCGATAAGAATGCCGCCACCATTTGCAGTGGCATTCAGGAGAGTGCCTGTTCCAGATGATCGAACGACCTTTAGATTTCTACCATAAGTAAGGAAGTTGGCCGCGCACAGCCATTCAACAAAGGTATTCGCATCTGGCTTGCCGAATGTGTCTACCAATTGAACTTCGCTTGAAATAGAGCGAACTTCATTGATCGGACCCCAGTTAAAGGATCCAGCGATAGCTGTTTCCGTAGTTCCAACGGCTGGAACTATAGTTGTTAGATCGATTTCGGATACATTAACACCCGGTGATAATTGGAAAACCATTTTGTTGTACTCCTTTAGGAAGGTTAGTTATTGCTATTATTCTATCATATTTATCATTTCGAGGTTTTCAATAAAGACCTCTACAGTTTATTCCAAAGATGATTTACACTATCCCATGGAGTAAAATTTCCTCTATCCTTCACCCATATATCTTTTCCCGCCTGGTCATACTTATTGTCGTCATCAAGGCCGTTTGATATCGCACCAAATGGTACCAGATCACGATCCATAAGGTTCATTTGTTCCTCTTGGAGAGACTGCCGAATATCAGAGGATATAGTCTCCTTGAAGAACTTCTGGGATGTCATCCATCCAAATATTACCATTGTCATGGCCAGATCATCATTACTACCTGCTTCGGCAGCAAATGACTGCTTGCTGGCTGCGAATGTTGTCAATTCCGTGATGGTATCGGCATCGCAAAGGATAAGTCTATCATTCTCTATCAGGGCTTTGAGGTTGGCACAACCAATTCTCTTTGTCTGTGTGCTTTGTTTAAGACCCAGTGCGAAATTCTTTTGGTATCCACCGCTGACTTGCTGACCCTGTCTACCCTTTGTCTTGATCTTGATGAGATTTTCATAGGCCAGTTCATGATGGAGAGTATCAGCCACCATCAGGCCAATTGAGTTGATTTCAACCAAAACAAAGGCCTCATTATATTTCATTGCGGCTTGATAAATCACTGTTGGAAATAGGTAGGAGGATATCTTATTGTTCTTATACTTGGCTACCTGCTTATAGGGTATGCTGGAAACATCAAACACTGAAAAGGCTGATGAATCGAGCCCCTGACCCTCTGAAACGTCCACTGTTATTGCATATATCTTACCGGGTTCTGGTTGTACATATATATCCAGTTTATCGACCGATTCGATGGGATTTTCGATGTTCAGGAGCAACTGGCGCATCTTCACTGGGCTGATAAGTGTCTGACTTGATCCAATAAACTCCGTCTCGAACTCCTGCTGGAACTGTTCGGCCGAGGTATTCCGAATAGTCTGGTCTTTCCATGCTTGATCTCTACCAGGCACGGCCGACCAATGGACTTCAATGGGGAAATGATCACTCAATCCCTTCTCGGCCTTCATCCACATGGTGCAGAAATGATTCATGCCCTTGGGTGTCGAAACGATGATGATCTTGGTATTAGTACCCGCTGTTATAACGGGATAGGTTGAGGTAAAAAACTCCTCTGCAATATTGTTCGGCACGAAGGCAAACTCATCCAGTAGAATGATATCATATGAACCTGATCGAAGACCATCGGCGGCTGTCGCGAATGCTGCTATCTTGCAACCATTCTCCAGTTCGATAGTGCCTTTATTCCACTCAATAATACCAGACTGCAACCACGGTGGAAGATTCTCATAGGCCAGCTTCAGTCGTGCAAGAATGCCATTCGCAGCCGATCCCTTGTGCGCGAGAATGGCTATGTTATATTGCTCATTGAAAAGAATGGTATGGACAAGATATCCAACAGTCGTGATAGTTTTTCCTGACTGTCTTGGTATCTTACAGATCACGAATCGTTCCCTCTGGAACGTCCGAATCATATCTTCTTGGAAATCATAGAGAAGGAATGGCTGAATGCCCTTACCGAGAACTACGATCTTCATATAGTTCCGTATGAAATATGCAGGATCATCCATACATTTTTCATATTCATCCACCTCATGTTGCGACATTGCAATCTGAGTGAAGGCTCTGCGAAGCTTGGGGTTGCCGAGGTACCCTAGGTTAGGTGTTGGCATTAGTTCTCGTTCCCGCCTTTTTTATCATGATACTTGAAATGTTTGTCCAATTGTTTTTGGTATTTGTCGGACAGATTGCCCCAACCTAGAGCATAATAGTGTTCTTTCGTCTTGGGGTGATACTTTACAAATCCATAAGCCTCATAATCATTATTTTCATTACCATGGGCTTCATAGTGTATTGATGAATGGTCATGGTGAAGGGAGGATCCTGCATGGATTTTATTATTTTTATCGACAATCCATCGCAATGTATTACCTGGTATATTTTTGGATATATTCTTCATAGCCGATATACTGGTATCTTTATAAACATGCCGTGGATTTACTATTTCTGTGAGATATTCCCCAAAACTAAGCATTATCATGTCCTGATACAAAGTTTTTCCGCTTTAGTAGTCTTTCGATTCGTGGATGAGTTGCCACTTTCTGCATGTATGTTCCTTTATGCCATGCTGACACAATACTCTTACCTTCATGATGCCGGATGTAACCAAGAATTTTGGTGTTTGTTGTATTTTCATAAAAATCATTTGGATCTTTTCCTAGCATTGCATGGACAAAATGGTGGGAATCACCAAGGTGCATGTTATCGCTTTTATCAATAACAAACCTGGTTTCCTTGAACTTTGACCGCTCAGTTATACCATGCACTTGTTCAGCCGAGGGATTAGTATGCATAATGCCTTGGGCACTAGCACTCTCGGCCAGTCTGGCCTTCATTTCCATTATGAACTGACTGAATGTGAGCATTACTCAGCCTCTTCCTTCTTCTGAGCCTTGAGTTTCTTTAGGAGATCCGCGGTTGAACCGACAAAGACTGCGCGGTCAATACTGATATTGCCTTCATCCACGCGACTATTATTGGATGTTCTAAGGTCTTTATGCTTTTTCTGGAGATCATATAGTTGGCCTGTCGTGTCTGCAATGGTTTTCATGAGTGTAGCCATGACCTCATATGCGCGAGGGCTTTCACTCTCCACTGCTAATCCACCAATACCGTCGAGTGCATCATTGCCTTTCTCTATGAGCTTCCGGTATGTCTGTCTCGACAGAATGTAATCATCCTTTGCGTCCTCGGTTTCTTCTACCTTGGCTGGTTCAGCCTGAACCAAAGGCGGCAGATATTCCACCTCATGGGGCTTATGAGTGATCCCAAGTGCTTCGGATAGTGTTAGATTTGTGTCTGCCATGATCTATTCCTTTTATGTCGTTTCAGGCCATTCAACAATGGTAGTAGTATAACCATAGTCGCTGTTGGCAAGGGCATTGCTCGGATTAGGCGTGATCGTGATTGTCGCGAGCTTCAGAGGTGTTGCATCAAAGCTGGATATCGTATAGGCGCCATTCGTTGATACTGCATGGACATTCTGGCCCACCTTGAATGATCCCTGTGTTCCACCAATCTGGAGCTTACCTGTATTGGCTGACCAACCGAGCACGATACCATACGCATTGGCCGTGACATATGAATCTCCCTGATAGACATAATCATCGGGTCGAAACGTACCCGAACCACCTCCTGTATTGATTCGGACGATATATCCAGTTTGCAGTTCGGGGTCATTATATATGTTGGTAATAACTGTTCGGATGATCTTGGGATATGTGATAGGACCGTAGTAATATACCTTCATCGTGAAATTGAGATTCCAAGCCACATACCGAACCGAGTCGAAGTTTCCTTCATACTCGGTAGATTCCTGCACCGAGTTGAGAATGATCGGTATATCCTTGGTGATACCTATATCAGGTAGATTGTCCACTGTTACTGTATAGTCTGGCCCGAAATATGGCAGAATCTGTTCGATAATCTGATTACCATCATCAATGTTCTTTGCATAGATATTCAGGTCAAATGTCAGGTCATATGGCACACCCATATAGGAAGAGGTTGTTCTCGTTGAAGTATTAGCCTTTGATGCACGAAGGAGCGAGTTCTGCTTCCGTGTCGGATCATACTGCATATTGGTCATCTCAAAGGACATTCTGGGCAGTATGGTACTGATCGACCGTGTAAGGTCTTCATCGGATTTTAGGCGCGTAACATACTTATCCTTAGGACCATAGATGATCGGCACCTTGAAGCGTTCAACTTCGGTGTCGTCTGTTGTTCTTTTGATCCTCTTTAGTGTAATGTTATTAAAAATGGACCCCATCAATACTACATATTTCCTATTCAGTTCATAGTAAAAATGTGTATTATTCAACATTTTTGCGTCTCCAAAATTCAGTCATCTTTTTAGAATGTTCTTTTCGGCGTTCTTCTGTCCAAGATTTTTTCATTTTTTCAGAATGAGATTCTTTTAGTTTATTTGACCTTTTATATTTGCCAGTATTTTTATACACGCCATTTACCCACCTCTCTTTAGCTTTTTTTGAGAGGTTTTCCTTCTGATCTTCAGTCATGATTTGAGTCTCGCGCCCGAGCCCGCCCAGATGAGCGATGCTTTTCAATCTCGCTCTACCTTCCTCAGAGTTGGCTCGCTTTTTTGCTGATATTGACATTTTCTTCTTAGTTTCAGTTGATTTAGGTTTACCTTTAAGATTGAGGCTTCTTTTTATTCTTTCTGCCGAACTATATATTCGATTTTTATTAGATTCTGATATTTTCATACTTATGATTTGTTCTTGTCCTATTGTGCCGCTAAGTGCTAACCAAGCGACTTTATCTTGCCAATGATCCAAGTCTTCCCAGAGTTGCCTATGTAGTTCGGCATGTTCTTGAACTGTAATCTCACCAGTCATATTATCTGGATCGTTTGTTCCACCCATGTGTTTAGGTATAATATGGTGTCTATGTTTCATGATTACGTATCATTATAGGAGACACCCAAAGGATTAGTCTCTGTGGTTTGAATGAATACATCCGCTTCTGTCTGGAGGAGTTTATTATCATACAGGTCACTATCCGCAAAGTCCGTCTGACCATCGCTGCTGGTTAGTGTATATCGGGTATTGGATGTGACACCAATGAGCGTGGTTGCATTCGTGAATGACCCCTTGATGTTGATTACCTCAATGAGGCCTGTTGTAATATCCCAATCCTTGACCTTTGCTGAGACTGAAGATGTCGCAAAACTGGCTCCCTGATATACAGACTCATCAATAACATAGTTGCCCGAACCTGATTCTAGTGTAAGCTGAAT